TTTGCTTTTAAGGAGCAGGCAGCCGGTGTTGTTACAACACTAGAGGCAGTAGAGTGGCAAGTAGGTAAGAGCGGCGTCGTAAGTCCCGTTGCTATCTTGAGCCCTGTGCTGATTGGAGATGCCACCGTTTCGAGGGCTACCTTACATAATATTCAATATATTCGTGAGTTAGACCTCGAGATAGGCTGTCAAGTAGAAGTTATACGTTCAGGGGAAATCATACCTCGCGTTGTTAGACGCATAGATTGATTGCTACCTTGGAAAAAATAATACTTGACAATAATCTAAAAACTACGTATAATAGACTTTCAATTACAGAGGAACCACGATGTCAATAATCGAAGCCCCAACAAACTGCCCTTCGTGTAGTTCGGTGTTAGAAGATGTCAACTTTCTCTTATATTGTAGAAACGCATACTGTGGAGCTAAGATATCTAAAATTGTCGAGCACTTTGCAACCAGTCTTAAAATCAAAGGCTTAGGCCCAGCTGCTATCCGTAAGTTAGACATACAATCTCTTGAGGAGATTTATGAGCTTACACTTGAGGATATCTGCGAAAGCCTAAACTCTGAGCGACTAGGCCATAAGCTCTTTTTAGAGATCGAACGCTCCACAGATGCACCTCTAAACGTATTATTACCTGCGTTTAGTATTCCTCTTATCGGGAAGACAGCAGCGGATAAACTATCAAAAGTTTGCATTGATATAGATGAAATAGACTACGATATATGCCGTCAAGCCGGTCTCGGTGAGAAGTCTACAGCCAACCTTTTACATTGGCTGGAGATGGAGTTTTACCAACATAGTATGCTTCCATTTAGCTTTAAGTTTGTAAGAACTGAGAGCAAGCCCGCTAATGCATCAGCAAATACTGTATGTATTACAGGTAAGTTAGTAAGTTATAAAACTAAAGCAGAAGCTCACGCTGCTTTGGAGGCAGTAGGGCTTAATGTAAAGTCCAGTTTGACTAAAGATGTAACAATCTTAGTAAACGAAAGCGGTATTGAGTCCGCAAAAACCAAGAAGGCCAGAGATGCTGGCGTTCAAATCGTAACCAACCTAAAGTTATTAACCGGAGAATAAATATATGTCAACTCTACCTAAGTGGAATGACGAGCGTACAGCTCAACTAACTGATTTTGTCGGTGGCGAAAGCCCCGTTTCTCAAGCTACTGTTGCAGAAGCAGCTGCTCAGCTTGAAACCTCTACTCGATCCATCTCTAGCAAATTGCGCAAGATGGGCTTTGATGTAGAATTAGCTTCTGCTGGTGCAAGCAAGTCTTTCACCGACGCACAAGAAGCTACTCTTGCAGCTTTTGTCACTGACAATAGCGGCGAATACACTTATGCTGAGATTGCTGGCCATTTCGATGGCGGCGAATTCTCTCCTAAGTCTATTCAGGGTAAGATCCTGTCTATGGAATTGACTTCTCATGTCAAGCCTGCTCCTAAAGTAGAGTCTGTTCGCACTTACTCTTCTGAAGAAGAAGCTATTTTTGTATCTATGGTACAAGACGGTGCCTTCGTAGAAGCTATTGCTGAAGCAATGGGTCGTCCTATTAACTCTGTACGTGGTAAGGCTCTGAGCCTGTTGCGTTCAGGTGAGATCGATGCTATTCCTCGTCAAGAAACTACCAAAGGCGCTTCTAAAGAAGATCCGTTGGCTGGTCTTGACAACCTTAGCTCTTTGACTGTTGAAGCAATTGCAGAAGCGATTGGTAAAACTGCTCGTGGTGTTAAGACTATGCTTACTCGTCGTGGCCTCACCGCTTCCGACTATGACGGCGCAGCTAAGAAAGAAAAAGCAACTGCTTAATCTTTCTCGCTATTAAGGTTCCTTAGTAGCATCCAAACACCCTCTGGCTATCCAGGGGGTTGTTTTTACAAATAATATGATTTCGGGAGAACTTCATTGAACATCGCTAGTGCCTTACTAAAGCAAGTGCTCGTCTGCCAGGATTTCGATACCTGGACGCAGACTCACAAGCGCTATTTGCCTAGTGAATATCATAGTCTTTACAACGTAGTTGAAAAGCACTGTGAGAAGTTTCATAAAATGCCCACGATCGAGGATCTTAAACTTGAGATTCGTGATTCAATTACTCGTGAAAAGCTGTATGCTGTAGAAGCCCTTCAGGTCGACGCAGATGCGTATATGCTTCTTCAGTATTTGAAGAACGAATATACTCAGAAAGAGATTCTAAACTCACTCGAAGATTATGTCGAAAACTCGGTAGCTTTTGAAGATGCCCAAGAATCGGTAGATCACCTCCATCAAATCGTTCTCGATATCGAGAGCCGAGTTGACTTGGAAGACCCACAGGAAAGTATGCAACATATTGACCTGTTCGAGCCTGAGGAAGATATAGCTAAGTACATACCTCTTGGCCTCAACGAAGAGTACGACCACGATATTCAATTCTCGCCTAGAGATTTGGTTATGGTTGGTGGTAAACGGGGTGCAGGTAAGTCAGTTATATGTGCAAACATTGCTAACAGTGTTTACAATTCTGGTAAGTCGGCTATCTATTTCACTATCGAGATGGATAGTCGATCTATCTTACAGCGTTGCTGTGCTATCGCCACCGGACTCCCTTTCTCACGCTTACGTACTAAGAATCTTAGTGTTACAGAGTGGGAGGTTGTTGCTGGTTGGTGGGCCAATCGTTTTGTGGACGGACAAGAGCACTTAATTAGGTATAAAGGACACCGAGACTTTGATAAGTTTCATCACGAATTACGCAACAGCTGCGAGCTCCTCCCGACTCAGCAGTTGATCGTAGAGTATGATCCTTCTCTTACGCTCTCGAAGATTCGAGCTGTACTGGATAAGAAAGTTAGACAGTATAATGTTGGAATCGTTATTGTGGACTATATTAACCAAGTAAAGCGTTCTAGTGTTCCTTCACGCGGTGGTCAATACGACTGGACGGAGCAGATAGAAGTTAGTAAAGCATTGAAATCAATGGCACAAGAATACGATTGTACCGTATTCACACCGTACCAAACAGACGCTAGCGGTGAAGCACGTTTTGCAAAAGGTATTCTTGATGCAGCTGATGGTGCATACACACTAGAAACCTGGGATCACGAAGATGGGTGTATTACCTTGAACTGTGTCAAAATGCGCTCAGCCGCTATGCGTTCTTTTACGTCTACAGTAGACTGGGAGACTTTAAAAATTGGCCCAGACTCAGCACTAACGCCACAAGAGAAAGAAGACTCTTCCCATAAGACCGGTGAAGACGTACACGATCTATAAAATAAATCTTGACAAGCCTCCTCTATTTTAGTATAATAGATATTCAAAAGTAGAGGAGGCTTTTTATGGCAATTCAATTCGGCAGTTTACGTCACACCGCTTCTGGTAGAAAACGTAAAGCACTTCCCAAAACACGTCGTTATACACCTGACTTCAAGGCATTAGAGGTAACTGATACGTATCGCCGTGAGATTAAGGAGTATAAGTCTGTATCAGATGTAGGATCAGACTGTTCAGCAGTAGATCGTTCAGGATGGTTAGACGCCTCCAAATATACAATAGCTCCCGCATATAACAAGGGTGCTTACCAATTAATTAGTAAAGAAAACATCAAGGATATCGGTCGGTGACAGTTGAAGAACTACTAAAACGTAGAGATATTTATTTCATACCGAAGGGCGCTGACTTCTTAGTTAGCTGTCTTAATCCTGAACACCCTGATCGCAACCCTAGTATGAGGGTAGATCAGCTTACTGGTATTTACCAGTGCTTTTCCTGTGAGTTTAAAGGTAACTTATTTACGCACTTTGGGGAAAAGGCAAACCAACTACAACAAAGACGAGAACTTTTTAAGAAAAAAATTAGAGATAAGAGGTCTGAAAGTATAGGTTTGTCTTTTCCCAAGAGTACTATGCCATACACTGGCAACTGGCGAGATATTAAACCCTCAACATACAAGAGATTCGAAGCGTTTCAACACGCAGATACTGACTTTGTAGGGCGTATCAACTTCCCTATCAGAGATATATCAGGTCGTATTGTAGCATTCAATGGTCGTCATACCACAGGCGGTACGCCTAAGTATATGATCTCGCCTGCGGGTGCGAAGATGCCTTTATTCCCTATAGTAAAGCCTATACAGGGAGCAGTTATCCTAGTAGAGGGTATCTTCGATATGATTAATTTGCACGATAAAGGACTCACTAATGCAGTTTGTACATTTGGTACAAAGAACATTAATGAGGATAAGTTAAGGATGTTATCTATTCAGGGCGTAGAGTCTATAGATATATTCTTTGATGGAGATACAGCAGGCCAAGACGCTGCGATTAAAGTACAACAACTATGTGAGATGGCCGAGTTAACGCATAGAAACATTTGCCTCAAGGACACAGATCCGGGGGCTTTAAAAGAGCAAGCAGTACAAACACTAAAGAGAAAATTATATGCCTAAAGTTGCATTAGTAGAAACGAAGCCAAGTAAGACAGATTTTAAGAAAGAGTTTGATGGAGAGTTTGAGTTTGATCAATATCAGCTATGCTCTAACTCAAACCTCAAAAAAGTATTGAAGCGAGACTGTGATATTGAAATCAATACAGACGACTACGACTGGGTAATTCTAGTAGGTAGTGATGCTTTGAAATACTTCACCCCGATTAACTCAATTACAGAATACTCTGGCAAGAAAGTAGAAGAGAAGTTTCTCCCTATTATCAACCCAGCTATGCTGGCATTTAAGCCGGAAGCTCAACGTACTTGGGATGATTCCAAGAAAAGTATTATTGAGTACATTACCGATAACAAAGAAGACACAGTAATTACTACGTACAATGCTTGGGGTATTCAAGATACTGCAGAAGCTAATGCGTTCTTTCAAGCAGCAATTGATGCGCCTCTTCCTTATGTTGCACTCGATTCTGAGACAACTGCTCTGTGGCCACGAAACGGTCATATACTCGGCCTTAGTTTGTCCTATGAAGCGGATCGTGGCGCGTACATTGATACAGAATGTATGGACGAGGAGTCTGAGCGACTGCTACAAGAGTTATTCAACAAGAAGATAGTAGTATTCCACAATGCAAAGTTTGACCTCGCGTTCTTTGAGTATCACTTTAACTTTAAGTTCCCGCAGTTCGAAGATACTATGTTACTGCATTACCTCATTGATGAGAACCCAGGCACTCATGGATTGAAGCAGCTATCTATGAAGTATACGATCTATGGTGACTATGAGAAGCCAATGTACGATTGGATTGATAAATATCGTAAAGAGCATGGCATCCTTAAAAGCGAGTTTAACTGGGGTGATATTCCTTTTGATATTATGAAGCTCTACGCAGGTATGGACGCTGCGTGTACTTTCTTGCTTTATGAAAAGTTTATAAAGATTAAACAAAACAAACGTTTGTGTAAGGTGTATGATAATATTCTTATTCCAGGCTGTAGATTCTTGACAGACATTCAAGACAACGGTGTTCCTTTTGACGTGAAACGCCTAGTTAAGTCTCAGGACTTGATGCAAAAAGAAATTGATGAGGCCGTAGCTATTCTCTATAGTGATCCTGCTATCTCTCAGTTTGAGAAAATAAATGGAAAAGATTTTAATCCTAATAGCACTATGCAGCTTCGCAGTCTTTTGTTTGACTTCCTTGGGCTTACTCCTACTGGAAAGAAGACTGGCACTGGCGCAAATAGTACAGATGCGGAAGTTCTTGAGGAGCTGGCAGAACAATCCCCCGTCCCCAAACTCATACTTGCTATTCGACAAAAGTCAAAAATTAAGAATACTTATTTGGACAAAATCATACCGCAGTTGGATAGAGACTCTCGACTGCGTACAGGCTTTAACTTACATAGTACAACTTCTGGTCGGCTTAGCTCTTCTGGGAAGCTTAATATGCAGCAGCTTCCCCGAGATAATCCTATTGTAAAAGGATGTATCAAAGCTGCTCCAGGTAACAAGATTGTCGCAATGGATTTAACAACTGCAGAAGTATATGTTGCAGCGATCCTAGCAAAAGATAAAGCACTTATTGAAGTGTTTAAGGCCGGGGGTAACTTCCACTCCGCTATTGCACATAAAGTATTTAAACTACCTTGTGATGTCAGCGAAGTATCAGAGTTGTATGGCATGCAGAGGCAGGCCGCTAAGGCTGTGACCTTTGGTATTATGTATGGTGCTGGTGCGAATAAGATTAGTGAGCAGGTTACTAAGGATAGTGGTAAGCCTTTCACTAAGCAAGAGGCTCAGGAAGTAATTGATGATTACTTTGCAGAGTTCCACAAACTAAAAGAATGGATCGAAGATAACAAAAAGTTTATTAAGCAAAATGGCTTTATCTATAGTTACTTCGGCCGTAAAAGGAGATTACCAAATGTCGCATCGACAGACTCGGGCATCCAGAGCCATAGCATTAGGTCTGGTCTTAATTTTCTGGTGCAGTCTGCTGCTTCTGATATTAACCTCTTAGGGGCTATTGATATGGGAGCTTGGATTAAAGCGAATAATAAAGGAGCACGTATCTTCGCTCTTGTACACGATTCGATCCTAGCAGAAGTACCAGAAGATGAAGTAGACGAATACATGCTAAAGCTGGCTGAGTTCGTACAGATGGATAGAGGTTTATCTATTCCTGGCGTACCAGTAGGCTGTGACTTCGAGATTATCCACCAAGACTACTCCGGTGGTAAGTTCGAGAAGATGTATGGTTCTGACATTTAATAGTTTAGATAAGATAGCATACCCTGCGTACCCCTTGCCCGATAGTAATTGGAGTACGCATGATGGGTTAGTCTTCTTAGGAACTGAATTGCTCGATGATAGGAACATGCCAGGTGATACGCTTGGCATAAGACGAATACAAACTACTTACCCTAGTATGTTTCGTCTAACTAAGGGCGTAATGGGCCCTGTAGGAATACTAAAGCAGAGCACACGTTGTTTCATAGATAGTAACGGGGCATTGTTTATTTATGAAAAAACTAAGATGTTAAACCTAAAGTACTTGAAGATTGATAGAGTTGTACAGAAGGACGTAGCATCTTTAGTATATGTAAAAGGACACAGAAACCCTTTTACAGTACCTAGGCCTCCCGAGCCAGGAATGGTATGGGCAGGAGTTTTGCATCTTCACAGTCTACCGTGGATGCTTTATGAGTACTCGGAAGAGAAACTCAAGGACACTAAGAGAAAAGTATAATATGCCTAAAAAACGAAGAACGCTGGCAGGTGCGAGTCTTGAGCTATTAGAGATTGAACCGTTAACCAGAAACCAACTTAGAGCTTTTGACTCTAATAAACACTTGATATTGCATGGTTTGGCAGGAACAGGTAAGACGTTCATATCGAGTTACTTAGCATTTGACGATATGTCTAAACAAAACTATGATCAGTTAGTAATTATTCGTAGTGCTGTGCCTACAAGAGACATCGGTTTTCTTCCTGGCACGGAAAAAGAAAAATCCTCAGTATACGAAGAGCCTTATAGAGAAATTGCTATTGAGCTGTTCGGTAGAGGAGACGCTTATGAAATCCTAAAGCAAAAAAGTATAGTACATTTTATGACAACTTCGTTTATTCGAGGCATCACACTCAAAGATGCAGTAGTTCTTATTGATGAGTGCCAAAATATGTCATTCCATGAGCTAGACTCGATTATAACCCGCATGGGACGTAACTGTAGAGTTATTTTCTGTGGAGACTTCCGACAGGCTGATCTGAAACAGAATGGCCTACAGGAGTTTATGCAAGTCCTGAAACGTATGGGTGATTTCGACTTTATCGAGTTTGAAGTAGAAGATATTGTACGAAGTGACTTTGTTAAAAACTATATTATAGCAAAAAATGAACTTGGCCTATGAAAGCAGTAATTAGTAACAGAATTTATATGGATTGCTCTGCCGAACTTCAACAGAAGATCGACAAAGAGCTAACATATGCAATTCCCACCCATAATCCCCTTGATCCGCCTTTGATGATCAAGAATATGGGGCTAATTCGTAACGGCTTAATTTCACTACCTATAGGGCGCATGGATCTGATACCAGAGGACTATGAAATAGTCGACAAGCGTTTATACAAGCCTGTCGACTTCCCTGAGTTTATGTTCGATCTCCGAGATAGCCAGAAGAAGGTATTTGACGAGATCGAAGATAATGCTATAATCAACGCATGGGTAAGTTGGGGCAAGACTTTTACAGGTCTTGCAATAGCAGGTAAGTTAGGTCAGAAAACACTTATCGTTACCCATACTGTGCCTCTAAGAAATCAGTGGGCTAAAGAAGTAAAGAAAGTCTTTGGAATTGAGGCCGGCATCATAGGCAGTGGGAGATTTGAACTTGATGCTCCTATCGTTATTGGCAATACACAAACTTTGTACCGAAATGTAGACAAGATTCGCAAGGAGTTTGGGACTATCATACTTGATGAGATGCACCACGTGAGTAGTCCAACCTTCTCTAAGATTCTCGATACAAATTATTGTCGATATAAGATAGGGCTATCAGGAACTATAGAAAGAAAAGACGGAAAGCATGTAGTCTTTAGAGATTATTTTGGTAGTAAGTTATTTCAACCGCCAAAGGAAAACTATATGACACCTAAGATACATTTAGTGCATTCTGAAATAAGATTTATGGATGGTGCAAAAACTCCTTGGGCTAACAGAGTATCTGCCTTATCCAACGACGAAGAGTACAGACATACAATAGCAATGCTTGCCGCGGCCTACGCCGCAAGAGGGCATAAAGTTCTAGTAGTAAGTGACAGGGTAAGTTTTCTCAAAGCCTGCGCGGAGCTTACGGGAGATAAAGCAGTATGTGTGACAGGAGATGTTTCTCACGAAGACAGGGAGACATTGGTAGATAGAGTTCTCTACGGGGACGCAAATGTTCTCTACGGAACGCAGGCAATTTTCTCAGAGGGTATATCTGTAGACACTTTAAGCTGTCTCATCCTGGGAACCCCTGTAAACAATGAGCCCCTTCTTACGCAGTTAGTAGGTAGGGTAATACGAAAGAAAGAAGGTAAGATCGACCCAATCATCGTAGACATACACCTAAGGGGCAATACTGCAAGAAGGCAGGCTTCAAACAGGGTAGGTTTCTACATGAAACAGGGTTGGGACATGAAATACCTTTAAAAAAATAGTTCTTGACATTAATCCAATTTTAGAGTATAATAATGTTCTTATTTGACTGGCAGAAGGTTTACGAAACAGCGGATGCGAGTCCGTTACTGTGTTGTGTTATCATGGAAATGCTTATTAAAAAGCAAATTCCCAAAAATAAATACGACCGTATCTATAACTATTCGCAAAAAGATTTCAAAGGTGATTGCTTTTTACTTCACCCTGATATTCTTATGTACCATTCTTATAAGTACTCCCACAGGGATATAGCAATATACTATGCTTTGGCCTCTTGTAGACCATTAGCAGATTACATAGCAACACAAAAAACTACACTAGACGTACTGCATTTACCAGTTGATCTAGATCTAATTTCAAACAATAGTCTACTGAGTGTAGAAAATGGCAATGTCCACTTTCTATATGAAGAAGTCACCAAAAAGGATATACACTAATGGCTTTATCATTCAACAAACAAACTGGCGGCGCCCAGAAATCATCAATCAACACTTTTCAATACAAAGACGGCGATAACAAAATGCGTATCGTTGGCGACATTCTTGCTCGCTACGTTTACTGGATTGAAGGTGAAAATGGCAAGAACATTCCCCTCGAATGTCTTTCATTCGACCGTAACGCAGAGCGTTTCAATAACAAAGAACAAGACTGGGTTCGTGAGTATTATCCCGATCTTAAATGTGGCTGGAGCTACGCTGTACAAGTAATTGATTGTAACGACGGCACTGTTAAAGTAGCAAACCTAAAGAAGAAGCTGTGGGAGCAAGTAATTACTGCTGCAGAAGATTTGGGCGACCCTACTGATACTACCACTGGCTGGGACGTATGTTTCAAGCGAGTAAAAACTGGCCCGCTCCCTTACAATGTAGAGTACCAATTACAAGCATTGAAGTGTAAGCCCCGAGCTCTTACAGCTGACGAGCTTGCTTCTATCGAAGGCCTGAAGTCTATGGATGATGTTATGCCTCGTCCAACAGCTGATGCACAGAAAGAGTTGCTCGACCGTTTGCGTAATGCAGGCGAGAACAACGATGACGAGAGCCTCGAAGCTGAGTTCAACATCGGATGATATTATATACCGCAGATTGGCACATCAAACTGGGACAGAAGAACGTCCCAGTTACTTGGGCCTTGAACCGCTATAATCTATTCTTTCAACAAGTGTATGAGCTTGAAAAAGAGTGCAGTATGCACATTATAGGTGGTGATCTGTTTGATAGACTGCCCAATATGGAAGAGTTGGAACTTTACTTCACGTTTATTCGTGGAGTAAAGATTCCAACTATTATTTATGATGGAAACCATGAAGCTACGAAGAAGAACAAGACGTTCTTTACACAGCTTAAACGAGTCTCAAGAGACATCAATCCATTAGTACATATTGTAGATATTTCTTATATAGATGAAGACCTTGGGTATGGCATACTGCCTTACGCTGATCTTCACCGCAAAGATAGTATAGAGCAGTTTAATACAAATCAGCCTCTCTTTACTCATGTTCGTGGCGAGATACCACCACATGTTAAACCTGAAGTAGATTTAAGTAGGTTTGAGGATTTCCCTGTAGTTTTCTCAGGAGATTTACATTCTCATAGTAATAGCCAGTTAAATATAGTATACCCCGGCAGTCCAATGACTACGTCGTTTCACAGATCACTAGTGAAGACAGGTTATTTGTTTATTAACGAACAGGACTGGAGCTGGATATGGGAAGAGTTTAACCTTCCTCAGCTTATTAGAAAAACAGTATCAAACCCAGCAGATATGATACCTACAGACTTTCATCATACTATCTACGAGATAGAAGGTGACATACAAGACTTAGCAGGTATTAAGAACTCTGATCTGTTGGACAAGAAAGTAGTAGTAAGAAAATCAGAAGCCAGCCTTATCATGGATAAAGATATGACTGTCTCAGAGGAGTTAGCAGAGTACCTAACTTATATACTAGAAATTAGTGAAGATAAAATACCCGACATATTAGGAACTTATAATGATTACGCTTCGAAAGCTCAAATGGGATAACTGCTTTAGTTACGGTTCTAACAATGAGCTGGATTTAGATGATAATTCTGTCACTCAAATTATTGGCACCAACGGTATGGGTAAGTCTTCCATACCGTTGATCATCGAAGAAGCTCTTTATAACAAGAACTCGAAAGGTATTAAGAAAGCAGACATACCTAATAGATACATGAATGACGGATACAATATATCCCTAACTTTTACTAAAGATAGTGACTCCTATGCTATTACAGTAAACCGCAAGACAAATATTAAAGTAAAATTAGAGAAGAATGGTGAGGATATTAGTAGTCACACAGCTACTAATACTTATAAGACTCTGCAAGAGATTATAGGTGTAGACTTCAAGACATTCTCTCAGCTAGTATATCAAAACACTAACGCAAGTCTTCAGTTTCTTACAGCTACTGATGCCAATCGTAAGAAGTTTCTTATTGACCTTCTACACCTTGAGCATTACGTTGAGCTGTTCGACATCTTTAAAGAGGCGTCACGAGAGGCAACAGTTACAAGTTCAGGCATATCTGCTCAGTTAGCAACAGTAGAAAAATGGTTGCAAGATAACAAATTGACCGATACCGACATACTACCCATGTTGGATTTAGATATTGATACATCAGAAGATGAAGAGACTTTGCGTTCTCTAACGACAGAAGTTGCAAATATCTCTGATAAAAATAAAAAAATCCAACAAAATAATCAATATAAAGCGATGCTAGAAGGTATTGATATTGCTAAAATACAGAACTCTGAGGTAACAAGTATAGAGTCGTATGACCAGTTACAAGAAGAGTTGGGCTCTTGGCAAGCAGTCGCTGCGGGTGCTCAACGGACTCTTCGTAAATTAGAGTCAATTAAAGCAGAGTGCCCTACTTGCAAGCAACCTATTGATATCTCTGCTGAAGAGACCATGTTGGAAGAGGCGGAGAGCAAGAAAGCAGGTGCTATGCAACAGGCTTTCAAGATAAAGCCACAGATTACAAGAATCAAGGAACGCAATGATATATTTAGAGCTAATGAGAAGGCTAAGCAAGACTGGGAGGATCTGTACAGATCTATTGATAACAGCCTACCAGCACTTCCTGTTGATCGTCGACAGCTTGATAGTAGCATTTCTAGCGTTCAAGCTCGATTACAAGATGCAAAGGAACGAATGGCAGAACTCTCGAAAGAGAACGAACGAAGAACCAGAAGAAATACCCGAATCCAAGTAATTGAAGAGCAGACGGATGAGTTTGTTCGACAGCAAGTAGATTTTACCGCTAAATTAGCCGTAGTGCAGAAGCACGAAAATAACTTAGAAGTTCTCAAAAAGGCTTTTAGTACTAACGGTTTATTAGCGTATAAGATTGAAAACTTAGTAAAAGAACTAGAAGAGCTTGCAAATACGTACTTAGCAGAGCTTTCCGATGGTCGTTTTACTCTTGAGTTCGTGGTATCAAATGATAAACTTAATGTGCAAATTACTGACAATGGGAATATAGTAGATATTCTAGCACTATCTTCTGGCGAACTAGCTAGGGTTAATACTGCTACTCTGATTGCGATACGTAAGCTGATGAGTAGTATTTCTAAGTCAAGAATCAATGTACTATTTTTAGATGAAGTTATTAATGTTCTCGATGAGGCAGGGCGTGAGAGAATGGTAGAAGTATTACTTCGAGAAGATTTAAATACTTATATCGTATCCCATGGCTGGACTCATCCGTTATTAGAGAAGATTGAGGTCGTCAAGAACGGAAACGTGAGTGGACTAGAGAAATGAGCGCAGGACGCAGGAGAATGTGGTGGAGACATGTCAAAGCCCAACAGGATACACAAGTAAAGGCCGAGAGTATTGTCGAAACCGACAAAGACGACACAGAGGAAGAAGATGGTAGATTCAAGAGCGAAGGGAGCGAGAGGCGAATACATAGTTCGTGATATGCTTCGAGATGCGACAGGATTGAAGTTCGAGAGAGTCCCCGCTTCGGGGGCTCTTGAGTACTTGAAAGGGGACTTATATGTTCCCAATCAAAGAAATCATTTCTGCATTGAAGTAAAGAATTATAAAGACTCAGCTTTAACGGATAAAATATTTACACAACCTAAGACGAATAATCTTATTCGGTGGTGGAAGAAAGTTGTAATACAAGCGGCAGGAGGCGATCAAAAGCCTATGCTATTTTTTAAATATGACCGCTCGAAAGTGTTCGTATGTACAGAACAGAAGCCCTTGAGTACTCAACAGTACTTATATATAGCGTTTTTAGACTGTTATGTACTACTGGCAGATGAATGGTTAGAATCAGAAACAGTGGAGTGGATCGGTGGCTTTTAGTTTTAGTGAAGCAACAGCAGGCAACGCAAGAACGACCTTAGTAGTAGATGCCCTCAACTTAGCTTTCCGGTGGAAGCATCAAGGTAGGACAGACTTTAGAGATGATTACTTACAAACAGTACGCTCTCTAGCACAGTCTTATAAATGTGGTAACATTATTATTACAGCAGACTTAGGCTCTTCTAGCTACAGAAAAGAATTGCTTCCAGAGTATAAACAGAATCGAAAAGATAAGTATGCGACGCAGACAGAAGCGGAGAAGCAAGCGTTTATAGACTTCTTCGATGAGTACGAAGGTACATTGGAGCTCCTCGCAGAGCATTATACAGTTCTAAGATACCAAGGTGTAGAGGCAGATGATCTTGCTGCCCATCTTGTTAAACAAAAGGATTATTACAACTTAGAAACTATTTGGCTATTATCAAGTGACCGAGATTGGGACTTATTGATCCAAGACGGAGTAAGTAGATTTTCTTATGTTACTCGTAAAGAGGTTACTATTGGTAACTGGTCTGAACATTATAATGTAACTCCCGAGGAGTATATCTCCTTTAAGTGTTTAACAGGAGATAAAGGCGATAATGTTCCAGGTATTAACGGTATTGGGCCTAAGAGAGCAGAACAACTCATTAGTGAGTATGGAGATGCTTTAACAATATATGATAACATCCCGTTGGATGGTAAGTATAAATATATTCAAGAACTGAATGCAAACGCAGACGTATTATTGAAGAACTATGAATTGATGGATTTAGTAACATATTGCGATGATGCAATCGGAGCAGACAATGTGTCTGATATAGAACGGAGAATGACAAATGCAGCTTAATTATAAAAGAGATAAGTACTTATCAGAGTTTAGTATTAAAACTCTGCAAGATAGGTACTTAATAGAGGGCGAAAACTCCCCTCAAGATGCGTTTGCACGAGCAGCTAGAACCTTTGCTGACGATGAAGCACACGCGCAGAGACTATATGACTATGCTAGTAAGCTATGGTTTATGTTCTCCACACCTATCCTAACAAATGGTGGAACTAAAAGAGGTATGCCGATTAGCTGCTTCTTGAACTATGCAGAAGATAGTCGTCAAGGTATTACAGGTCACTACACAGAGAATGCGTTTCTTTCAAGTGTTGGCGGGGGTATTGGTGGTTGTTGGAATGATGTTAGATCAGTAGGTAGTAAAACCTCTGCGGGGTCAGAGAGCACTGGAGTAATTCCGTTTTTAAAAGTAGTCGATGCGGAGATGTTAGCATTCTCGCAAGGCGTAACAAGAAGAGGCAGTTATGCAGCATATTTGGACATTTCTCACCCAGAAGTTGAAGAGTTCCTTGATATACGTAAACCAACTGGGGGTGACGTTAATAGAAAATCTACTAATCTTCATCATGCTATCGTTATTCCTGATGAGTTCATGGAGCTGATAGAAGGCGCAACAAGACAGGAAGGTTTCGATGATTCATGGGATCTAGTAGATCCACATAGTAAGCAAGTAGTAAAAACTGTATCAGCTAAGACTCTATGGGTAAAGTTGATTCAGAACCGTGTTGAGACTGGTGAACCGTACATTATGTTTAAAGATACAGTTCAGGCAGCTTTACCACAATTTCAGAAAGATTTAGGGCTACAGGTACACCACTCTAACTTATGTTCTGAGATTACACTTGCAACTACTACAGAGCGTACAGCAGTATGTTGTCTGTCAAGTGTAAACTTGGAAGAGTATGATGAGTGGAAAGACAATGATCAATTTATTCCTGATCTCGTAAGAATGTTAGATAACGTACTTGACTTCTTTATTGAAAATGCTCCAGACGAGTTATACAGAGCGAAGTTAAGTGCAGAAAGAGAAAGAAGTATTGGCCTGGGTGCTATGGGTTTCCACGCTTTTCTTCAAAGACATAATATTCCGTTTGAGAGTGTGCTTGCAAAAGGCGCTAACAATAGAATGTTTACAAGAATTAAATCGGAGGCAGTACGTGCAACAAGACAACTTGCAACAGAAAGAGGGGAGTGCCCTGATGGAGTCGGTTCGGGTGTTCGCAACGCTCATCTTCTTGCTGTTGCCCCTAATGCTTCTTCTAGCATTATTTGTGGGAATACGAGTCCTAGTATTGAGCCTTATCGGGCTAATGCGTTCACTCAGAAGACAAAGAGTGGTTCAAGCCTTCTTAAAAATGAGTATTTGGAACACGCTCTCGATGAGATTGATCAAAATACGGACGAAGTTTGGAAGAGTATCATAACAAGTAATGGTAGTGTACAACATCTTGACTTCTTGGATGACTATACTAAAGATGTGTTTAAGACGGCAGTAGAGATCGACCAGAAGTGGGTTATTGAGTTTGCAGCAGACCGACAAAAGCATATTTGCCAAAGTCAGTCGTTAAATGTATTCTTCCCTGGCGACGTATCAAAGCAGGAGTTGCATGCAGTACATATGATGGCCTGGAAGCAAGGCGTAAAGACTATGTATTATCTACGAAGTGAAGCATTAAAACGAGCTGAGACAGTTTCTGACGAAGCATTAAGACAGTATATGTTCGATAGTATTGATGAAAACGCTTGTTTAGCGTGTGAGGGTTAAGATGAAGATATTGAAGTTTAGTGCAAGCTGGTGTCAGCCTTGTAAAATGTTAGCAAAGACTATAGAGGGCATGGAAGTGCCCTACGAGATTACAGAGATAGACATTGACGAGCAGCCCGAGAAGGCTGGAAAGTACCAAGTTCGAGGAGTGCCTACTATGGTACTTATAGATGATAAAAAAGCCGTCGTTAGTCGGCTAGTTGGCGTGCAGTCCGCAGCCAAGATAGGAGAGTGGTTAGGTGAGTGATTTTAATTTACTAGAAGAAAGAGAGTTTTATAAGCCGTTCAATTACCCGTGGGCATTTGAGCACTATAAGTCACAGCAGCAGATGCATTGGTTGCCTGACGAAGTAAACTTAGCGGACGATTTAAAAGATTTTCGTGAGAACTTGAGTGAGGGTAACAAGTTGTTACTCTCCAACATCTTCCGTTTCTTTACTCAAGCTGACGTTGACGTATGTTGTGGATATGCAAAGCACTATCTACCTACGTTCAAGCAGCCAGAAGTAAGAATGATGCTAGTATCGTTTGCAGCAATGGAAGCAGTGCATCAGGAAGCATACTCTTTACTGCTCGAAACACTAGGCTACGGCGATAATGAGTATCAAGAGTTCATGAAGCATAAAGCGATGATGGACAAGCACGAACATCTTAGTAACTTTGGGATGGATACTAAGATGGATATAGCTAAAACTATGGCTATCTATTCAGGATTTACAGAGGGGGTGCAGTTGTTTAGTAGTTTTGCTATTCTACTGAATTTCCCACGACATAACCTTATGAAGGGTATGGGGCAGATCGTAACTTGGTCTGTTCGAGATGAGAGTCTTCATGTTGAAGGTATGTCACAATTATTCCGTACTTTTATTCAAGAGAATCCAGAGTTGTGGAACGATGATCTAAAGTACGAAATATACTGCGCAGCAGAACGCTCAGTTGAGTTAGAAGATGCGTTTATTGATCTATGTTTTGAAGGTGCGGATGTACCTGATTTAACACCAGAAGATGTAAAATTATACATTCGTTACATTGCAGATCGTAGACTACTCGGCCTAGGCTTGAAGAAGATTTTTGGTAGTGATAAAAATCCTTTAGATTGGCTAGACTATATGTTGAATGGCGTTGAACACGCTAATTTCTTTGAAAACCGCGCCACCGAGTACTCAAAAGCGAGTACAACCGGTAATTGGCAAGATATATTTAAATAGGAACCTATAAAATGGATAATGAAGTACAAACCTTAACGTTTGATGATGTAGAGTATAAGATTGATGACTTGAGTAATAAAGCTAAGTATATACTCTCTCAAATACAAGATCTCAATGGTCAAGCCTCCCAGCATCGAGCTAAGTTAGATCAAGCAGAAGTAGCTCTCCAAGGCTTTACTGGCATACTACGAGAAGAGTTGTTAGATAAAGGAGAAACCGATGGTGGAGATGACTGAAGAAGAAGACCTGGTAAATATGCACACTTGGGAGGATGAGAGTCCTCCCGAGAGTCCGCAACTATCAGATACTGCAATGCTATACCTGGCCCAGCTAAAAGAATTACAAAAGCAATATGAGCAAGAACGAATACAGCTACAAAGGCTTGAAATGTCAATTAGAGGGTTTAATGCAGCATTAAAACAGGAATTAGAAA